TCTTTTTTCCCTTTGTTGTAGTAATTGTTTCATATTCAAGGTTCTAAACTCGATTTTCCCGCCTTGCGCCTTGTATTCATTTAAAAATTGTGTTGCGCTATCTACAACGTCATCAAATTCACCCTTCGGGAATTCCTCGAATTCCCTCATAAATTGCTCGGTGAAAGTTGACCCTTCGGGCAACCACACCTTGCCGGCTTCAATTAACGGCGTAACGGCGACAAACCGAGAATATTTGTCACGGTCTACTTTTATTTTCTTTATCGGAATTCTCGTTTCTCTTTCAAGTTCCTGAATTAAACTTTGGCCCGATGCCTTGTCTTCTATCAACACGACAGCCGGATTATATTTTAAATACAACTCCGCCGCTTTCCGCTTCAAATCGGGAAATTCTACCCGACCTCTGAACATATCAAGCAAATAAAAACAATTCTTTGCAATAAGCCACGTTTGACATACAGAAAAGTCGTTTTCCTCGTTTGTCTTAAATGCAGTATCCCAACTCTGTACAACCAACCCACTTTCCACTTTCCACTTCCCACTTTCCACTTGATACTTGATACTTTCCACTTGATAATATTTCCACCACGTAGGAGATATTATTTGAGCTTCCGTTTCTTCGATAAACTTACCGTGAATTTCTTGCTCACGCAAGAAATACGGTATCTCGTTTTCAACATCCTTAATTTCATCAGCATTCAAAAGCGGATTTTGATAAGTCGAATAGTTAAAACTTTTCCACCTCACCCCATCATTTTTTTGATACAATTCATAAAACAAATGCTTTTCATCTTTTTTTACCCATTTGCCTTTAGGGGTACCGCCTATCAACACATTAGCACGGTAATCTAGGACCATTGGGAGGATTGATTCAGTCCACAGCCTCCTGTCTTTTAAAATTATCCCCGCCTCATTGATGATTATCGTTTTGTAACTTTGACCCTCGATATTCTCCGGCCTATCTGCCGAACGGAAATCAATATAGCTATCATTAATTTTTAAAATGTTGTCTTGCCGTTTGTAATCGCATAACTCTTTTATCTTTTTAAATTCCGGTAAAAAATACCGCTCATAATACCGATTAATGTTTCCGTAAATTGTATCTACCCACAGAATAGCATCCTCCGATTCAGCCAAGCACTGACTAATCGCATAAAGCGCAAAGCCTTTGGTCAAACCAAAACGACGACCTTTAGCAATCACTTTGAACCTTGCGGAATCGTTAAATAATTCCCATTGCAACGGAAGAAACTCTAACTCAACATCTTTATTTTCTAATATCGAAGTCATCAGCATTCAAATTATATTTTCTGCGAAAATAATCTTTAGTGAATTCAATACCCAAATCTTGTAGTTTAATATCTCTATCTATATTCTCAGCGTCCAAAGATTCCTTTTTAGTTAACCGAAATCGGATAACGCGCTTATCAGAAAAATTTAAATCAGAATAAATAGATAACAACCGATTGAAAAAACTTTCAACCATTTTCTTGTCTTTCATTGCCACAGTCGCCGCCGTCTCACGATGAACGTTCGCCGCCGCGTAACTACCTTGATTTTTTATTTCAGTAGTTAATGTTTCGGTAAGGATCGCTTTTGACATTTCAGCATTATAAAACTCAGCCAAATATTGGTAGAGCTGCCCTATCTCAAATTTAGGATGTTCTTTTAATTCAATTATTGTAGTATCGGGAAATATTGCAATGTTATCGGTTACCATATCCCGCAACCCATCAAGTAACGCAGTTTTGTCAGCCTCAGTAGCAAGCGCACCGTACCTCCCAATCAAAAACGGCATCCCGTAGCGTTCGACCATAATTTGCCAAAAATCTAAACCGCTCCGCTTCAAATGAACCGGCCAATAACACTTCGACAAGTTTTTTTCTCCGTAAGGATTCATATAACTTGAATTGTTTTGTACCACGATAAACTTATTCAAAGGAAGCGAAACGCCTTCAGCGAATATATAACCGAACACATCTTTTTGGCGCATCTTCAGAACATTATTTCTATCAAAGATAAACCATTCCTGCGGTTTCTGCGCTATACGCACCGGATAAATCACCTCATCACCAACAGCCCAATTTATTTCTAACACAGCGTAACCATAAAGAACGGCATCTAAAATAGATTCTATCTTTTCACCAACATCAAGTTTTTGAAGCCAACCAACAACCGCCAATTCAGTTTTTTTATCCCCTTCGCAAGTAATCTCCCACCCTAATTGCTCAACAAACGATTTCCTTTGTTGCACCACAGCCGACAAATGAGCGTCTCTGAGTAAATCTCGGAGAATCCCATAATCGTTATTGTTTTCGCTCAGAATCAAATCCGGATCGGGTAGGTTAGAATATAATTGGAATGAAGAAGAAATTTTTTCCGCTTTGGCAAAATCATTCTTTAGTTTTTTGGTTAATTTTAATTCGTGAGGTTTCATCTTATTTCCTTTATACGATTAATTACATTGATAACAGTTGCTTTTTGTTCCCCTTCCTTGAACATCCCAAGATATTTAGCGAGCATTTCAAGTGCCTTTAATTTATCAGATGTTTTCGCTTCGTCATCAAACGCAACCGCTCTAATCGCATTCACAACATCTTCAACAACCAGACCCGCTCGCTTCGCTTCGCTTTGTTGCATCCGTTCAATTTCATTTTTTATTTCAAGTTTTTTCAAGTTCTCTGAACCAATCCTTGACGAAGTTTTTGCAGAATACCCAGCCCGCAAAGCCGATTTAGTTGCATTCAAATCTTTTAAATACTCAATACAAAACTTTTTTTGTCTCAAATTCATATTTTTTTTAATTTTCCTTCGCAAATTTATAAAAAAAATTAATTTATTTGTGAATTATTTTAAATTTAATTTGCTTTTCTCTAAAAAAACCATTTTATTTTAAAAGTTAATTTATTTATTTATTAATCGTAGGCAACAAAATGGAATTTGAAATATTAAAAACCGGTAAATTTGTAAATTCTAACGGAAAAGAAATTTCTTTTTCCGATGAAGATTTGCAAAACATAGCTAACAATTATGACCCCGCAACATCTGAAGCCCCTTTAGTTATTGGACACCCAAAGACGAATGACCCCGCTTTCGGATGGATTGATTCTCTCAAAGTTCAAGGGGATAAATTAATTGCTACCGCTACAAAAATTGTTCCCGAGTTCCTCGAAGCCGTAAAGCAAGGGCTTTACAAAAAAAGAAGCGTTTCTCTAAACCCCGATAACACACTAAGACACGTAGGATTTCTCGGCGCAGCATTACCCGCAGTCAAAGGCTTGGCTGATTTAGCTTTCTCCGATTCTCCCGAAGAAAATATTATCGAATTCTCCGACGCTGAAGATGAGGAAGAATTTCATCTATCAGATGCTTTGGCACAGATTACCGCTCTTTCAGAAAAAATAAATTCTTTCAGCAATGAATTTAACGAATGGAAAAAATTAAGAATTAGTATAGATGGGGAAGAACAAACCCAAGAAAAACCTTTCTCAAATGACTTTGCAAGCAAAGTCTCCGAAGCGTTTGCCGAAGGCAAACTTACGGTACCGATGAAAGAAAAATTGCTTTCTCTTTTGACAATGGATTTTTCGGAAAACGCAAAAGATAAATTTTCCCTCGAAAATTTCTTTACTGATTTTATTTCATCGCTCCCAATCATCATCAGCAAGGATGACTTCGCCACTCCCGCAGAAGGTGAACGCGGACTGAAAATAAATAAATGTTACGATTTCTCACAATACACCCTAGACGCAGAAGCGGAAGAAGTTCATAAAAAAATAATCGCAGTAGTGGATGAAAAAAATATTCCATACACCGAAGCAGCACAAATTGTATTTAATTCATAATTAAAATAAATGAGGTAAAAAAAATGTCATTATCACAAAACAGAATAGTTGATCCCGTTCTAACTTCATTGGCAAGAGGGTACTCGCAACCAAATTTAGTTGCATCACAGTTATTCCCTGAAGTTGCCGTCGAAAAAGAAGGAGGGCAAATCCCCATCTTCAATAAAGAAGCCTTTCGAGTGTACAACACAGAAAGAGCTATCAGAGCTAACTCAAACATAATTAGCCCTGACGGTTTAACTACAACTTCATACCACTTGACCGAACACGATATAGCGTACCCTATTGATTATCGGGAATTAACAGAAGATGTCCGTAACCTTAAAGTTTACGCAACGCAAGTTACAACCGCAACAATCAAACTTCGCCTTGAAAAACAAGTTGCAGATTTAGCCCAAACACTTTCTTCTTACCCTACCGGAAATAAGGTAACTCTAGCAGCCGGTGATCAGTTCACAAATTCAGCAAGCGACCCCATCGCAATTTTTGAAACAGCAAAAGAAGCCGTAAGAAGTAAAATCGCTAAACGCCCTAACGTCGCTATAATCGGAGCTTCTGCATTCGCGGCTCTCAAAAATCACCCCGCAGTGTTAGACAAAATCCGCTACACTCAACACGCAGTAATCACCGCAGACCTTTTAGCAAACCTGTTAAATCTCGATGCCGTAATTGTAGGTGAAGCCGTTTATGCCAATGATGCAGATACTTTCAGCGATATATGGGGAGATAACGTAGTCTTAGCGTACGTTCCCACAAAAGCCCAAAACTCAGAACGAAGCCTCTATGAACCATCTTTTGGTTACACTTTCAAAAAAAGAAATTTCCCGATTGTTGATGTTTACGCCGGCGAAGGAAACAAAATCGAATTTGTCAGAAACACCGACATATTCCAACCCTTAATTGTTGGCTCTGATGCCGGATATTTAATTAACGACACTAACGCATAAGGTATATATGGAAACTCAAGAACAATACACGGCTAATCCTGAACAACCACAGCCACAGCCACAAAAAAAATATTATGAAGTTATCAATTCTGATATTTTTCTAAATAAAAAATTAATCCCCGAAGGAACGGTAATAGATTATTACGACAAG